CTTACAGCAACAGGCTGAGAAAGCCAATGCTAGGATTAATTCACTCACAGGTGAACTGACAAAGATCAAAGTTGATGGAGCGTTATTGAATAGTGCTTCAACAAAGAGAGCGATCAGTCCTGAACAAGTCGTGAGACTTGTGAGAGAACAAGTTAGAATGTCAGAAGCCGGTGATGTAGAAGTAGTCGATTCTAAGACTGGACAAACAAGATACTCTGACACAGGTGAAGCCTTGTCTGTAGATGGATTAGTAGAAGAGTTCTTAAAGAGCAATCCTCATTTCGTCCAGGCCGGACCAGCAGGTGGCGGTAGTAAATCTAACACACAAACTGATGCTCCTCTAGATGTTGATATCGCTAAACTGGATATGACAAATCCAGAACACAGGAAACTTTACGCCGAGTATCGTAAGAAACAAGGCATAAGGTAATATTAACAACTAAAAACAAAGGAGAAGAATAATGGCTGGAGAAATCAAATCATTAACTTCAACATTAGATGATCTTTTAGCACCCATCGTCCAAGAGGCGATGTTCGTTGCATCAGAAAGATCAGTAATGAGAAACCTTGTAAAAAACTTTCCTGTTTCAAGAAACGCAGGTAAAGTATTACAAGTGCCAATATACCCGGCGCAAACAGCGACGGCATTAACAGAAGCAGACGACATCACACTAGGTGCAATTTCTACTTCTAAAAAAGATATCACATTAGCAGAAGTAGGTATCGGAACAAACGTTTCGGACTTATCTTTAAACTTTTCAAGTGCAAACGTGATTGCTGATTTAGGTAAATTGTTCGGTGAGGCTGTTGCTAAGAAAATGGACCAGGACTTAACTGCTCTATTCTCAGGCTTCTCAACTTTCGCACTAGGTAACGCAACTGACACTCAATCAGAGATGACAGCGGCTCACTTATTCGCGGCGGCGGCAAAACTTAAAAATGCAGGTGTGCCAGGACCATACTTCGGTGTGTTCAACCCGGCGTCAATCTTCAACATGAAGAAAGTAATGACATCTACATTCGTTCCACAAGGAAACACAGGCGTTGTAAACGAAGCAATGACTGAAGGTTATGTGGGAAGAATCGCAGGTATCGATATCTTTGAATCTTCAAATGTTGTGGCTGACTCGGCTACATCTTGCGTGAACGGTGTATTCGCAAGAGACGCCTTAGGTTTAGCAATCGGTAATGATATCCAAATCAGAACGCAGAGGGACGAAAGTGCCAGAGCGACTGAGGTAATTTGCACTGCCACATACGGCGTGAGTGAATTACATGACACATACGGTATCAAAGTGCCAACGGACGCAACTATATCATAGTAGGGAGATAATCCTCGCTCATATGTTAAAAGGCCCTGTAGAAATATGGGGCCTTTTTTTTATCTTTAAATAACAGTATGGCAACAATAGTTTGGCTCAACGGCCCATCAAGACAAAACCTAACCAACACCTTACCAAGACAGAAAATCGAGATAGGTTGCAACTACATCTTGAATGATCGACAAGTGGATCATGTGTGTTGTTTCGATCGACCTATGATGAAAAAACTTGTAAGACAGGACAATGTGAAATACTGGACAAGGAACTACTATGCCACACCAAATCAATGGCATCGTGTAGAACCAATCGCAGGTAAGTTCAAAGTAGATGCACAAAATTCAGGCATACTGGCAATCAAACTGGCACACAATCTCACAGACAGGAAAAATGAAAACATCTATGTATTAGGCTGTGACTGGGGCATAACAAAAGACACGGTTTATGACTATGGTGACATCAGAGGCAAGGCAAAACCTTTAAAACATACTAATCATTGTATCAAGCATCTATTCTATATGAATAAAACAGACAACAACATATTCGTGGTCAATGATGATAAGCCTGATGTCACAATACCGGTTATAACAATAAAACAGTTCTTAGAAAAACTACAATAAATAATAATATCAAGCAGGACTTGATAGTAATACATTAAAGAAGGACTTTAAGATGGCGACATTCGCAACAGACAACAACATCAAAGAATATGAACCTGATATTCACAAATACGGAATACAGGACTTTTCAGACCTACACGAAAAGACATTCGACGACATAATTAGACTACTCAATATAAAATGGTGGCCCACACAACAATACGGAACCAACGACATCAGTGCCGTTGGCGGTAATCACAAACTTACAAACAGCAAGTTAAATGCTAATCAGTTCGTGAGAGCGGCCGTGTATCATGTGTTGGCATATTACATCTATCCGAGACTATCTACTTTTGATCCTGATGGTGATGCTTTCACAAATAAGATGAATTACTACAAGTCAAAATTTGAAGAAGAATTTGATCTTATTTTAAGAGACGGCGTCCATTACGATCTTGATAGTTCAGGAACATTCACGGATGCTGAAAAACAATCATTTCATATGGGGCGTTTAATTAGATAATGTCGGCAAGAGAAAACATCACAAAGAACATAGTTGATCAACTGGAGAATATGACAGATCCGGCTGTGGCTCATGTGTCCAGAGACAAGTTTGATGTGCAGAAACTTGCCATCACACAATTTCCTGCCATACTGGTAGTGACTTCAAACGAGGACAGGGACGACCTAGCAACAGATCTAAGACAAGGCAATCTATCAATACAATGTAGATGCTATGTGAGAGGCACACAGATTGACACACTAAGAAATGAAGTCATAGAAAGAATTGAAGAGACACTAGAAAAATCTAGAAACAGAGATATTACATTGGCACAGGCAAACATACACAATGTCAAGACTACAATTTCAAACATAGAAGTCATAGACAGAGAACTTCCATTAGGCGAAGTGGTTGTGACTGTGAATGTAATTTACACATATAAAAAAGGAGTCGTATAATGGCTACAAAAATGTATAAAGAAGAGAAATTCAAAATGGTCCGAGGCATGGATGCCAAGGCACATTTGGATGATGGTTGGACCTTTAAACCATCTGACACATCAACACCTAAACCAAAGAGAAAATACAAACTCAAGGTAAAGGATGTTGAAGTAATAAAACCCGATCCTTTAGAGGTCAAGGATCAAGACATTGAGGAGATAAACAATGGCGACTAACGAAACAACCTACACAGGTGAATCAGGCGTTATAAAGTTTACGGACAACTCTTCATCTTCTGTAGTAGGTGTGGCATCAGTTAGATCTTTCACGATCGATCAAGAACTTGACGCCATTGAATCTACAGTGATGGGAAGTGGGGCGAGAACTTATATCCCAGGTTTAAGACAATTTTCTGGAAGCATGGACATCTATTTTAGAGATGATACAGCCGCAGGTTCAGGAAACATCAACTTGTTTGATGCTGTCAACGAGGGGACTACAACTTCATTAATTGAATTGTATCCATCTGGTGAGACAACAGGTATCAAACTATCAGGAACAGTGATCATCACAGGTCATTCTATCACAGCAAACTTTGATGGAATGGTTGAGGCGAGTGTCACTTTCCAAGGCTCAGGTGCATTAACAAAAGCAAATTTGTAATGTTATCAGTCCTTTTCAAATCGGGAAAAGCAACCGCTGATCTTAAAAAATCAATTGATCAAACGGTTCGCTCAATAGCCAAGGATTTCTTCACTTCGGTGAAGAGATTGACACCAGTAAGGTCTGGTCTCGCTAAACGAAGTTGGAAGTTGAAACAAAAATCAAATTCCAAGTATGCTGTGGTCAATCCACAACCATACACAAATCGTTTGGACAAAGGCTATTCAAATCAGGCACCTGAAGGGATGACGAGACCCGCCCTATCAGAGGTTAAAGACAAATATAGAAACAGGAGAATAAAATAATGTCAATAACAGAAAAAATAGCAAAACACTATCAGACAGCAATCGGTGGTGAATTAATCAAATACCATGTAGATGAATGGGAAACTGACATCTACTTCAGAAGCACTTATCCGCTCAAAGATGAAAGCAAGATACTGCAACTTCAAGCAGAAGGCAAGACAGTAGAGGCATTGGTCGAGAGCATAATAGCAAAGGCTCGAGACAAAGATGGTAAGAGATTGTTCTTCGATGCTGACAAAGTTAAATTGATGAACGAGGCAGATCCTATGACTGTGGTCAAGGTAGCCACGGCAATCAATAATGCTAAACTTACTGCTCAGCAGGCTTCTATCGCAAAGGAATAGGTGCCAGTGTTGAGTTAAGGTTTGTAATGATGCTCGCAGACAGGCTGAAGAAGTCTGTCCAAGAAATATTACAACTGACAACACTGGAGATAGAGATGTGGGCAGGTTATCTGATGTATGAGGACCAAGAGAGTAAGAAGACTATGAAGCAACAGAAACAACAAACGAAGGCTAGGAGAAGATAATGGCGAAGACTGATCTACTGATCAACATAGCGGTCAAAAACCAACAGGCATTAGGATCAATCAATAATCAATTGACCCGAATGTCAGGTTCTGGTTTGAAACTGAGCACGGTGCTAAAAGGTGCCGCGGCTGGTTTGGCGGCCTTTGGAGCGGTTAGGATTGGATCATTCATTGTCAACACAACTAAAGAATTTGAAGACCTAAGAACCACATTGAGTTCAGTCACAGGTAGCACTGAACAAGGTGCTGAGGCATTCAGATTCATTAGTGAGTTCGCTACCAAGACCCAGTTTGGTGTTGATGACCTAACAAAGACTTTCATCAAGTTGAAAGCGGCGGGTATTGAACCAACCGAAGAACTTCTAACAACATTCACAGACGCGGCGGCGGTGACTAATGACCAGATAGGATCATTAGAGGCTGTCACTGACTTGTTTGCCAGAACGGTAAAAGGTGGTCTAGGACTTGAAGAGATACAGAGACTTGGAGACAGAGGTATTCCGGTGTTGGCTATCTTGGAAGAGAAACTAGGACTCAGCAGGGCAGAAATATCGGAGTTTGGTAAGACGACAGAGGGCGCCGCGGCGATAACCAAAGCATTTGCTGAAGGTATCAATGAAAGATTTGGTGGTGCGACTCAGAAATTAGTATCAAACTTATCTACAGAATTTTCCAACGCCAAGATCGCTCTACAGGGCGTGGCGGATGAATTCGGTCAAGGTATATCACCAGCATTGAAAGATGCCGTTGGTGGATTCACAGCATTAGTAAATGAAAACAGAGAAACAATTTCAGCACTAGGAGAACTTACAGGCTTTGCCTTGAAGGCATTAATATCTGGATTGAATCTTGTCCTCAAGGCAATTGGCAATGTCATAGACTTCTTCAAAGATTTCGTTGGCACAGTCAAAGACACAATACAGGCAGTTAAGGATTTCAAGAATGATGTAGTTAACCAATTCGAAAATATGAAAAAAGGCATCGGAGACAAGATGTCAAATGTTGGCGACAGCATCGTAGGAGGATTTCAAGACATCTATAACAAAGTAGTTGGCAATTCAATCGTGCCTGACATGGTCGATGATGTTGGCAAAGAGATGGACAGGTTGGCATTCAACGCCGACAGGAGTCTAGGCACATATAGCGACGCGGTTCAAGAAAACATAGACAACGATGTCATACTTCAGGCTCTACACAGAACAATAGGAGAAGGGTTCACACCATTAGAAGGCAAGATCACGGCAGTGGCGGCAGGTATGTCAGCATTCAAAGACACAGCGTCAAGCGCCTTGACAGATGTTATAATGGGCACTAAATCATTGAGAGATGCTTTGGGTGAGATAGTAAATTCAACATTAAGAGCATTGATACAAGGTTTCATTAATTTAGGTATCACAATATTCATATTGGAACCATTAGAAAGATTTTTAAGAAGACAAGTTGACACACAGAAAAAATTAAACAGAGAATTAAAAGTAGAGATAGCACTTAGATCTATATTGGCTATGTTTGGCGGAGGCGGCTTTGGTATTCCGTTCTTTGCTGATGGTGGTAGAACAACTGCCAACCAACCAATCATTGTGGGTGAAAGAGGACCAGAATTATTTGTTCCAAACACTTCAGGCACAGTGGTAGCCAATGACGAACTTGGTGTCAACAGAGGCAATGCTAGTATGGGCGGTGGCGATGACATCAATGTCACTTTCAACATCAACACACTAGACGCAAGTGATTTCGATTCATTACTAACAACAAGGCAAGACTTGATCATAGGGTTGATCAACAGAGGTCTCGCTGAAAGAGGCAAAAGGAGTCTAACAGCATAATGGCATTATTCACACCAAACAAAGGATACAAGGCATTGGACTGGCAGTCTAACACAAAAAGCAGGGTGACGACGGCTGTGTCAGGCAAGGTGCAAAGAATTAAAACAGGCGCACAACATTGGAGTTTCAAACTACAATCACCTTCTATGTCAAGGGCAGAGTTAATGGCTGATTATAGTTTCGTTGTTCAATTGGATGGACAGGTGACATCATTCACTATCATACCACCGGAGATAGGAAGTGCAAGAGGCACAGCATCAGGCACATTGACCAATGATGCCACAGTGGCCGCAGGACAGAGTGCCTGTCAGACAGACGGTGGGTCAGGAACAATATTAAAGGGAGATCTAATCAAGTTTTCAAACCACGACAAGGTATACATGGTCGTAGCGGACAAAACTATCTCAGGCACAAATGACGCAATCAATTTCTATCCACCTTTGGTGACAGGTATTACAAATTCAACCACTGTGACTTATGACAATGTCCCTGTGAAAGTTTATATGGACAAGGACGAAGTAAAATTCATCACACAAACGGATGGTGCCTTCAAGTATGAAATAGTTTTGAATGAGGAGATATAAAGATGGCAAGAAGTATAGCGTCAGCGACTCAGACAAAGTTAGCAGGCAGTTCAGTATTTGTTGCTGATCTGATTGAACTACAATTATCTACAACACAATACCTAACAACCACAAATATCAACATTTCATTTGATAGTGCCACGGCTCCAGACGCCGGCACACAAACTTATTTGGCACAAGGACAATTTTTAAGTTATGGCAACATCGTTGAGACAACCGACCTAAGGATAGCAGAGATAGATATGGAATTCACCGCCGTTGACACAACAACAATCGCTCTACTGACCAACAATGATTACATCAACAAAAGGGTGGTGATCTACAGAGCAATCCTAAATGATGATTACTCATTTGGTGCCGACGATGTGTATCTTGTTTTTGATGGTAAGGTCACTGGCTATTCAATCAGAGAATCAGACACCACAGCGACGGTCACAATATCCTGTGCATCACAGTTCGCTGACTTTGAAAGAACAAATGGGAGAAAAACAAATCCGGCTTCACAGAATGTCCATTTTGCAAATGACAAAGGGATGGAGTTCGCACCGGAGTTAGTAAAAGACATAAGATGGGGGAAAGCATAATGAACATAGTTAGGGTATTAGACAAAAAAGACATCACACAGGTTTTGGATCTAGCATACAGAGCCGTTGTAGAAA